TTGAAGATGCAGCCGCTAACGTCGGCGCTGATCTTGTGACCGTGAAGGATGGCCGGGATATCTGGGAAGTGTTCAAAGACAAAAGATTCCTAGGGAACTCGCGTCTTGCTTCATGCTCCCATGAACTGAAACAGAAACCTGCGAGAGCGTGGCTAGAGGAACATACGAAGCCTGAAACCAGCATCGTTTATGTTGGGATCGACTGGAGCGAATCGCACCGGGTCGCAAGCATTGAGCGGAACTATTTACCTTGGATCGCTAAAGCGCCGATGACGGAAGCGCCATATCTGACAAAAACTCAGATGATCAAATGGGCTGAATCGACAGGCCTCAAGCCGCCGCGCCTGTACTCGCTTGGCTTCTCCCATAACAACTGCGGTGGAGGTTGTGTGCGCGCTGGACAGGGGCAGTTTAAGCATTTGCTAGATGTCATGCCTGAGCGTTTCGCAGTGTGGGAAGCGAAGGAAGCCGAGATGAGCGAATTCCTAGGCAAGGATGTTTCGATCCTGAAGGAGAGCGTTAACGGTGATGCGAGAGCCTTAACGTTAAAGGATCTTCGGCTAAGGCATGAGATGCAACCATCACTGATTGACGTTTTAGATATCGGGGGCTGCGGTTGCTTCGTTGAAGATGAATCAGTTAATGATCAAGGGAGGATCAATGGCTAGAGCATGGCACTGTGACGGGCCGGGCTGCGATACATGGACGCGCGGTCTAGGCCTAGGAGAATGGCCGATCATCACGATTAGGTTTGCCTTCTGCTCTTGGGATTGCGTGCTCAGGTATTCAGCGACGAAAACCCCGATGGAGGTAATCAGCAATGACTGAGCATTTACCAGAGTGTCATCTGATGCAGCCATGTGGAGCGGATACTCCTAAGCATGGCTTCTGCTCCCGGCAACAGACATGGTGCATCCATTGTGAGCGCGAATGCATCTGTGATCGACTTCAGGCCTGCGAGGCTCGGGTCACCGCTCTAGCGACTCCAGAAACCGTGGCGCAAGCGACCTACTGGTACGAGCAGGGCCAGCGGGACGCGCTCGCCCTCGCTGTCGCCTATCTGCGGGACGAGACACAGCATCCGTCTATCGAAGCGGGGGCATGGGCCTACGGCTTCGCTGAGGTTATTGAGCAGCGCATGTTCGTCCACGACGAGATATCGCGACACGCCGGTGAAAAAAATCAGCAAACCTCTTGCGCCGACATTTGCTAGGCTGCGCCTAGGCGCAACCACCATGCAGTGGCGGCGCCTTTCGCTTGCCGGGTGCCCGGCAAACCGGGGGGACACCCGAGCACCCGGCCAGCACCAACAACGACCCCCGCCCTGACATAGCCGGGCCAACCCACCAAGGCAGCAATGACAATCCACGACTGGCTCGACATCGGCATCAACGCAGGCTGGATCAGCAACGTCGTCTGCGCCACGCACGACGGCATCCCAGACACCCCCGAAGAGCAAGCCGAATGGGACGAAGGCGGCGACCCATGCCAGCCCATCGTCCGCATATGGCCCTCCCTAGCGCCCCCGCCCTGAACCGAAGCCCCAAAAGGGCGCGGCAAGTCTGGGGGTTCAACGCATGCTCACCCCCTGCCTCGAATGCGGCGCCTTGAGCCAAGGCAACTACTGCCCACACCACAAGCCAGCACCAACGCAACGAACACGACCAGCCTCCTCAACGAAGCAAGGCTACGGATCCGACTGGCAGCGAGTACGCATCGAGATCCTGCAACGAGACGCATGGACATGCGCCTACTGCGCCAAGCCACTGCTCGGACCCGACGCCACCGTCGACCACGTCATACCAATCGACATAGCGCCAAGCCTGAGGCTCGACCCAAGCAACCTGGTCGCAGCATGCAGGCGCTGCAATGCTGCGAAAGCGAATGAGGGCAGGGCCACCCCCCCTCCCCCCTCCCTCCTCAAGCAGTAGGACCAAAGGCATTGCACATCAATGCCTTTCGACCCCATACCCCCCGCCGAAGGCCCGGTTCTTTAGATACCCCCTGGGGTACAGAGCCCGAGGCAAGTCATCTCGCGATTCGCACACCAAAGGAGGTCCCTCATGGGCGGTCGAGGCCCGGCGCCGAAGCCCAATGCACGCAGGCGCACGACTGGCAAGGCGCCGGACAAGATCCCAACGACGACGGTCGCGTCGGCGCCGCTCCTGGACCCGCTCGGTCCCGAGTTGCCGGGCGATCGGGAGTGGCCGCAGCAGACTCGCGAGTGGTGGGAGTCTTGGCGACGTTCTGAGCAGGCTCGCCTGTTCATGCAGTCGGATTGGCTGTTCTTGCAGGACATGGCGCTGATGCACGCGATGGTGTGGAGCCTGTCGATCGATGATCTGATCGCGAAGATGGGTCTGGTGACTGGCCTGCTGGGCGAGTTGCGGTTGCGGTGCGCGAAGTACGGCGTGACGATCGAGGACCGGATGAGGCTGCGGGTGACGCAGGGCGCGGCGCCGATGGTGGCGCCGGTGGAGGTCGCGGCGGCTGAGCCGGTGGTCGGCGATCGTCGTGCGCGGTTGCTCAAGGCCGTTGATGGCAAGGCTGGCTAAGAAGCCGCCGGTGGTGGCGTCGCCGGAGTTGGTGACGCTGGGCTGGGGTGTCATCGAGTGGATCGAGGCGATGCTCGTGCATGGCCCTGGCGATGTGCAGGGCGAGCCGATCGTCCTCGACGACGAGCAGGCCGCGTTTTTGTTGAAGGCGTATGCGCTGGATCCGATCACTGGCCGCAGGCTGGTTCGCCGTGCGGTGTTCTCCCGCCCGAAGGGCCGGGCGAAGTCCGAACTGGCGGGGATGATCGCATGCGCGGAGGCTCTGGGGCCGGTGCGTTTCGACGGCTGGGATGCCGCTGGGTCGCCGGTAGGCCGTCGGGTGAAGTATCCCGAGATCCTGTGCGTCGCGACGGAAGAGACGCAGGCGGGGAACACGTACGACAACTGCTCGTACATGCTGAGCGAGGGCCGGGTTGCGACGGAGTATCCGGGGATCGACGTCGGTCGTCGCGCGGCGACGAGCACGCGGATCCTCCTGCCGGATGGCGGGACGATCGAGCCTTCGACGTCGGGTGCGATGTCCAAGGACGGCGGGAAGAGTTCGTTCATTATCTTTGATGAGACCCATCTTCACTACAAGCCGGAGTTGTTGCGGCTCAACGCTTTCCTGAGGCGCAACCTCGGGAAGCGGAAGGCTGCGGAGCCGTGGGCGTTCGACACGACGACGATGTACGCGCCGGGCGATGGATCGATCGCGGAGATGACGCACGCGCTGTACCGCGAGATCCAGGAGGGCAAGCGCCGGAACCACGGGCTGCTGTTCGACCACAAGCAGGCGCCGACGGTGCCGGACCTCGCCGACACTGACGCGGTCCTCGCGGCCCTGGTCGACGTGTATGGCCCGGCGGCGTCGTGGATGGATCTCGACAGGATCGTCGCGGAGATCCAGGATCCGATGTCGGATCCTGATGACTCCAGGCGGTACTGGTTCAACCAGCCGACAGGCAGGAATGTCAGCCAGTGGATCGGCGATGACGAGTTCGCGGCCCGCGTCGCGATCGGTCGTGATGTGCCGCCTGACGTCAAGGTCGTCCTCGCGCTCGACGGTTCCTTCAACGACGACTCGACCGCAGTCATCGGCACGACCGTCGAGTCGGTCCCGCACCAGTGGGTCGTCGGTGCGTGGGAAAAACCGATGGACGCGCGGCCTGACTGGAAGGTCGACATCGCGGATGTCGAGGCCGCGATCGGCAACGCGATCGACCAGTACCGCGTCGTCGAGTTGACCGCTGATCCGTTCCGCTGGGAGCGGACTCTTCAGGTGTTCGAGGCGTCGGGGGTGACCGTGTCCCAGTTCCCGCAGACCGCAGCCCGAATGACCCCGGCGACCAACGCCTACCGGGATGCGGTGCTGCACGCGGCGCTCACCCACGACGGCGACCTCCGGCTGCATCGGCATGTGACGGGCGCGACGGTGAAGAACGATCATCGGGGCACCCGGCTCGCGAAGGTCCACGCGACTCGGAAGATCGACCTCGCGGTCGCTGCGGTGATGGGCCTCGATCGCGCGGTCTGGTGGCAAAGTCAGGCGCCGGTCGAGTATGACCTCCTCTCGAGTTTTGGATGACGGTGACCGTCCTTTGGGGACCGCCGCT